CATTTGCTGAAATCAGAACTAGAAACATGGTTTCCAAAATTTGAATGCATGATATGGGGTGATCCGGCAGGTTCAGCAAGAGATATGATCTATGAACAAACAGCGTTTGATCACCTCAAGACACACGGACTAGTTGCCAGACCAACAGCAACCAACGAATTTAAGACCCGAAGAGAAGCAGGGGCTATACCAATGACACGACTGATAGACGGCAAACCGGGATTTATGGTGCATAGAGAATGTGTTCGCCTTAGAAAAGCTCTGGCTGGGGGCTATCACTTCAAAAGGGTGGCAATGGGCTCGGGACATGAGCGGTTCAAGGATGTTCCCAACAAAGACCACAACTCCCACGTTGCTGATAGTCTGGGGTATCTTCTGCTAGGGGGTGGAGAGCATCGTAATATGGTCAGAGGTAAATCTCCTCACTTCTATAAAACGGCAAACGCTTGGGGTGACTTTGATGTTTTTGCCTGATGAAATCACAGAAGTAGCCAAACTCGATGGGGTTCATGCAAAGATTGTAGATTTTGAGCCGCATCACATTGACAAGATAAGCTACAGATCTGCCGACAGTACCTTTGTCCAAGCCAATAAAGAGCAGTTGGTCAGTCGATTGCCCAAAGGTATGTCGTTCTCCGGGACATATGATGATCAAGTATTTGCTATGTTTGGGTTAGTTCCCTATTGGAAAGGATGCTACGAATGTTGGCTCATACCTGCAACAGATCTTGATATCCACAAAATGAAAATGCACCGCACCTCAATACGTTTTTTTGAGTATACAGCCAAGGTATTGAGAGCAAAACGATACCAATGTTATGTATTTTCGGCTAACTTACGGGCTGTTAGATGGATTGAAATGATGTTATTTAAAAAAGAAGGGCTGATGAAAAACTTTGGCCCCAACCAAGAAGACTTTTTTTTATATGCGAGGTATTTCTAATGGGATTTTTATTTGGAGGGGGTGGATCAAGCGAACCAAAGCCAGATCCAAAGCCAACTGAAAGCGTTCAAAGGCAAGAGCAGAAGGTGCAACGGCAAGAAATTCAAGAAAGACGCAAGATCAATCAGCGAATGCGAAAGATGAAAACAGGGGGCATGAGCCAACTTATGGGGGAAAGAGATGAGCCAACCCAAGGAAACCCTATTCAAGTATCTAGAACATTAGGGCCAGATAGAAATCCACGATAATGAGAAAGTATTTACGCAACCCAAGAAAGAAGGAGATGAGCGATGCCTATGGTGAGTTACAAGACGAAGGACGGAACAAAGAAGAAGAAGTTCAAGTACACAAAGAAGGGAGTAGCGGAAGCGAAAAAGATGGCGAAGCAGACCGGGGGGAAGATTAAGGTCAATAAAAGCTACGGATGAGACTTGATGTAACCACACTCAAGGGTCGCTTCAAGAAAGCTATGGCCCACAAGGATGAATGGCGATCCATCTATGAGGATGCGTATCGCTATGTTTTACCTAATCGTAATCTCTATGATGGGAACTACGAAACGACTTCACCAAAAAATGACAAGATGAACAGAGTGTATGACAGTACAGCAATACACGCTACCCAGAGATTTGCCAATCGACTACAGTCGGGGGTCTTTCCTACGCAACGTCATTGGTGTCGTTTAGTTCCGGGGGAAGAGATACCAAAAGAAAGACACGTTGAGATACAGCGTGTTCTTGATCAGTATGCAGATACTATGTTTGATGTTATGCGGCAATCAAACTTTGATATGGCGATGGGTGAGTTTCTCCTCGAGTTAGCAATAGGAACGGCTGTAATGATTATTCAACCCGGTGACGAGTTGCAACCCATTCGCTATACAGCCGTTCCCTCCTTTCTCATTGCTTATGACGAGGGGCCATTTGGTACAGTTGACAAGGTGTATCGCTTGCATCGCATTCCTTTTGTCGCTGTTGATCAAGAGTTTCCAGATGCTGACATCCCCGATCAGCTCAAACAGAAGTATGACGGCAGACCAGATGAGAAGATAGAGCTGTATGAGATTACCTGCTATGACAAGGATGAAGGTATCTTTCACTATCATGTCATTACCAAGGAAGGTGAAGATGAGATTGTGTATAGACGTTTGAACTCCTTCCCTTGGGTTGTGTCTCGGTATATGAAAGCAAGTGGCGAAAAGTATGGCAGAGGACCTGTCCTTACAGCTCTGCATGACATCAAAACCCTCAACAAGCTCAAAGAGTATCATCTCAAGAATGCATCTCTCTCTATCGCAGGTGTTTATACAGCAATGGATGATGGGGTGCTGAACCCAAACGCAGTCAGACTTGTACCTGGAGCTATCATCCCGGTGGCTCGAAACGGGGGAAACCAAGGAGAAAGCTTGAAGCCCTTGCCCAGAAGTGGTGATCCGCAACTTTCCCAGATGTCACAACAAGACCTTGTGATGTCCATCAAGCAAATACTGATGGATGATATGTTGCCGCCAGATACATCCTCGGCTCGATCTGCTACGGAAATCATGCAAAAGATGAAGATCTTATCTGAGAATATGGGCAGTGCCTTTGGAAGACTTATACAGGAAACGATGTACCCCGTTGTCAGACGTACTCTTGAAGTTATGGATGAGCTTGGAATGATTGAACTGCCCTTGAAAGTCAATGGGTTGCAGGTCAAAGTTCAGCCCGTAGCTCCAATAGCGATGTCTCAGAACATGGAGAAAGTAAGTGAAATAATGCAGTATATGCAGATAGCACAGAGTATGGGGCCTGCCGGGCAGTTGGCAGTAAAGCAGGAAGTCCTTCTTGACTACATAGCCGATCAGCTTGCTATACCTGCCGAAGTCAGAATGACCCCAGAAGAAAAGCAACAAATACAGCAAATGCTGATGGAACAAGCAATGCAGATGCAAAATCAACAAGGAATGATGCAAGGTGGCGGAGAACCAGAACAACCAGCTTGATGAAGATCTATGGCCCAATGTCTCTGAAGATCCTCAAGCATCCCAGATGGATATGCTGTATGCAACTGTCTTCAATAGTCCAGATGGCTTGAAGGTCTTGAAGCATTTAGAAAGCACAACTATTGATCAGCCCTGTTGGTTTCCGGGAACAGAAGCAAGCCAAGGATACTATAGAGAGGGGCAAAACTCATTAGTAAGACAGATAAACAATCGCATAAGGAGAGCTAAAAATGTCTGAAGAACAGCAAGAAGAACAGATTGAAGAGCAACCACAAGCTGAAAGCAGTATGGAAAAACTAGCAGGAGAGGATCTCAATGCCACGACAGAAGAAGAAAATTCGCACCTCCAGACCAATGATGAGCCGGAGGGTGTTGATCCGGACGAGGTTGAGTTCGTCAAACCAGAGTGGCTCCCGGAGAAGTTCTGGGATACGGAGAACGGCACGAACATAGAGAAGCTTGCCAAAAGCTATACTGATCTTGAAAAAAGATTTTCAAAGGGGGAACACAAAGCCCCAGAGAGTTATGATGTTTCTTTTCTAGGAGAGAATGTTCCAGAAGATGATGAGCTTCTCAACAACTACAAGGAGATAGCCACTACCTATGGAATGTCACAAGAACACTTTCAGACACTTGCTATGCAGTTTGTTGGTGCTGTTGAAGAAGAGGAACGCAGTGAGCAAGAGTTTATTGAAGAGCAGAAGCGTCTGTTAGGAAATAATGCTGTTGAGTTAGTGCGATCCAACTATGACTGGGGAAAAAGTCTTCTGAACAAAGGGGTCATTACAGAGAATGAGTTTAGTGTCCTAGACCAGATGGGCGGTACAGCCGATGGTACAAGACTATTGCGAAAGATTAGAAACCTATCAAGTCCAAAAGAACTGCCTATTCCCTCTTTCACCGGGGAAAGAAAGACAAAAGAAGAGTTGGCTCAGTATGTAGCTGACCCACGTTGGAAGTCTGATCCCGTGTGGAGAAAGCAAAAAGAGAAAGAGTTTTACGACAACATTGCCTAATTTTTCTTCTTTACTCAATTTTCAAGATATGGTATCGGTGGATTGAGCGATAACTACATCTGTAGCCGTTCAATCTTTTTGATTGGCGGATTTATTCCATAACCAAGAAAACACTAATGTTAATTTTTTTATGGAGCGATAGATGTCGAACAACGCAATTTCAAACGCATTCGTCACTATCTTTGAAAGCGAAGTCCATCAAGCTTATCAGTCTGAAGCTAAGTTGGCAGGAACTGTCAGAACCCGAACCAATGTTGAGGGGTCAACTGTAAAGTTTCCAAAACTAGCTAAAGGTCAAGCTTCTGTTCGCAATCCGGGGACACAAGTCACACCTGTTGGGGCCCAGTTCTCAAGTGTAACAGCAACGATGGTGGATTATTCAGCATCAGAGTACAGTGATATCTTTAACCAAGCGAAAATAAACTTTGACGAGAGAGCAGAACTAGCCGAGATGCTAGGTAAAGCCATAGCCAGACGAGAAGATCAAGTGGTGATTGATGCCCTAATAAACGCATCAGCCGGGTCAACTGTCGCAAATACTGTGGTAACAAGCGGATCAGCAAGTGCTTCTGACCTCAATGTTGGAAAGATTATTGCCGCAGGAAAAGCACTAAACGCAAAAAACGTACCTGCTACCGAGAGATGTTTGTTAGTTCATGCTAACTCAATGGCATCCTTACTTGGTGATGAGAGAGCAGTAAGTTCTGATTTTATTCAGCTACAGGCTCTCCAGAGAGGTGAGGTTCAAACTTTCGCCGGGTTCAATATAATTATGTTTGGTGACAGAGATGAGGGCGGTATTCCAATCGATGGATCAAATGACAGAACGTGTGTAGCGTTCCACAAGTCAGCCATTGGTCTAGGTGTTGGTATGCCTGCTAAAACAGAAATCAACTATGTTGCAGAAAGAACATCGTTTCTTGTGACTGCCATGTATTCGGCAGGAGCGATAGCGGTAGATACTGATGGCATCGTAGATGTAACTTGTAGGGAGAGCTAAGATGGCATTTGTAAGAAATGATTTCAATACCATCGGAGGACAAGCCAGAGCCGGGGTTACTCCAGCTATGTATGTCTATACCACAACAGAAGCTCATACTGCGGTAGACGCAGAAGGATATTTCAACGACATATCTGATATTCTAAGTGTGGGTGATATGATAATTGTTCATGGTTCAACCGGTGGCACACGAACAGTCACTATGCACGTTGTTGTCAGCAACGCCAGTGGTGTAGTTGATATAAGCAATGGTACAGTCATTGCCGTGGTAACAGACAGTGACTAATATTCTTGGGGGGTAGTTCCGACTGCCCTCCAAACCAAAAGGGGTTTGAATGGCAAGCACAGACACAGACGTTTCTATTTGTTCTCAAGCCCTATTACTTCTCGGATCAACGAGTATATCCTCCTTTTCCGATGGAACTGCCCCGGCTTCAATAGCTGGGGTTCTTTATCCAAAAGTAAAAGCACAAACTCTTGGAATGTATCCTTGGAGCTTCTCACTTACAAAAACACAATTAGCACAGTCAGCATCTACTCCCCTATCTTATTGGCAGTATGCCTATGCCTTACCTTCAGATATGGTGAATGGAGTACCTCGAAAAGTATTTATCTCTAATAATACAAACGCTCCTAATCTTACTGACTATGAGATCCAAGGTGCTGAACTATTATCACAAGAGCAGACAATCTATATAGATTATCAAAGGGATGTTGATGAGCAGTCAATGCCTGCTTATTTTGTACAACTTCTCATATATCAGATGGCATGGCATCTAGCTGAACCTGTAACAGACCAGACTACCAAATCAGAATATTGGAAGAATGTAGCCCTTGGAACTCCCCTAGAAAGTCTGAGGGGTGGCTACTTCCGTCAAGCTACTGCTATTGATGGATCTGGGCAATCTTCTCAAGTTCTAGCTGATTATGTACTAGTGGATGTCAGATGAGCCGGGTTACAGTCTATCAATCAAACTTCACAGTTGGGGAGCTTGATCCTCTTGTCAAAGGCAGAGTTGATCTCAATCAGTATCCTTCTGGATTAGATCGGGCAAAGAATATAACGGTGATGCCGCAAGGTGGCTTTGAACGAAGACCGGGACTTGCGTTCTTACAAGATCTGAGCAGTCACTTAGGTGGCTCTTTCAATGCCCAGAATGGTATTAGGCTCATTCCTTTTGAGTTTAGTAATGATCAAAGCTTTATGTTGGTCTTTGTAAAGCAGTCAGCGTCTGAAACTAGAATGTTTGTCTATGCTAACAAGGTTCTAATTACAAATATAAATGGCTCTGGAAATAATTATCTTGCTATAAATCTAGGCAATATAGATCTGTCCAAGCTATTCTTCACTCAATCGGCTGATACACTAATACTTGTTCAAGAAGATCTTGCCCCTCGAAAGATTGTAAGGGGTGGGTCAAACTCAACATGGACTGAAAGCACTATATCTCTAACCTCTCCTTTTCATGCGTTCACTATCTCAACATCAAATCCAAGTGCAACGATTACACCAGACGCAGTTGATGGAACAGTTAAGATTACAGCATCGTCCGGGATATTTTCTTCTGGCAATGTAAACCAGTATATCAATGTCCTCAATGGTTTTGGTCGTGCTAGGATTATTGAGTTTGAAAGCTCTACAGTTGTAAAGACAGTAGTTGAAGTTCCCTTCTTTGAAGCATCAGTTGCTATTGCGTCTGGTGACTGGGAGCTTGAAACGGGATATGAAGCGGTCTTCTCTAATACAAGAGGGTTTCCCCGGACCTGTACTTTTCACGAAGGACGGCTCTTTTTTGGTGGGTCAAAGTCTATGCCCAACACAGTGTTTGGCTCAAAGGTTGCTGACTTCTTTAATTTTAAAACAGATGAAGCGTTGGATGATGATGCGTTGTTTGTCACCATATCAAGTGATAGTCTGAATGCTATCAATGCTATTCGCTCTGGTCGAGACTTGCAGATCTTTACGTCATCGGCTGAGTTCTTCATACCACAGTCAACACTTGATCCAATAACACCATCAAACATAGTTATTAAGATTGCCACCCGTAGAGGGTCAAAAGAGGGCATCAAACCCGTGTCAGCGGAAACTGGCACTCTTTATATACAAAGATCAGGTAAAGCCCTCAGAGAGCTTATTTTCAGCGATACAGACCTAAACTACAACTCAGACAATGTGTCTCTTCTTTCCTCCCATTTGTTGAAGAACCCTACCAAGATGGCTCTGAGGGTGGCAACCTCTACAGATGATGGTGATCTTCTTATGATCTGTAATGGAACGGATGGGTCAATGTGTGTCTATTCTATTCTCAAACCACAGAATGTTGTTGCACCGTCTGAGTTTATTACTGATGGCACGTTTGAAGATGTCTCTGTTGATATTGAGGATATTTATGTTGTGGTCAAAAGAACAGTCAACTCTGCAACCAAGCATTATCTTGAGTGCTTTGATGATGATAGAACTACGGATGCAAACATACAATACTTCTCTGGAGCGACTGCCCCGGATCAAGCAAAGCCAACTAACACTACTGCCGGAAGTCTGTCGCATTTAGAGGGTAAGGTTGTGAATGTTATAAGAGATGATTTTGTGCTGACTGATAAAACTGTTGCGTCTGGGCAAGTAACTCTTGATGCAGTACCTACAACCTATGTTGAGGTTGGGTTGCCCTACGATGTTGAAGTCAAGACTATGCCCGTTGAACCAAGGCTATCAAGTGGCGTTATCACAAGCAGAAAGAGAAGAATACTAGAAGTATCGCCTATATTAGACAGAACCCAGAACCTTGCAATCAATGGTAACGAGATACCCTTTCGAGAGTTGCCCCATACATTAGGAACAGCTCTGCCAACCTTCACCGGGAGAAAACGTATGTCTCCTCTACTTGGCTACTCAAGTGAGGCCCAGATTACATTTACAATGACTAAACCTCTATTCGCTACAGTACTAGCAGTAGAGTACAAACTTTCAACAGGAGCATAACTATGGCATTTGTAGCACCAGCATTAGGAGCAGTAGCAGGATCATCAGCGATGACGGCAGTATCTGTTGGGTTGTCGGCTGTTTCCGCAATAGCACAACTATCGGCAGGAGAAAAAGCAAAACAAGCCTACGAACAGAGAGCAAGAAATGAAGAGCTTAATTCAAGAGTGGAAGCTGTCAACGCAAAGAAAAAGGGTGTAGAAGCTCTCAAAAGAACTAATGCAAGTCTAGCATCTATTATTGCAGGGTCTGGAAGGCAAGGACTTGCATTCTCTGGAACTGTCTTAGACAGAGGGGTCTTCCTTGTGCAACGACCTGCATCAGAAGATTTTAGCGATACCGCCTTTAATGCATCTATGGCTTTGATGACGGGCAAGATGAGAGCAGATGATTTACGAGCCGCAGGTGACCAAGCAAGACTGCAAGGACAGATTGGAGCGTTCTCAACCTTGGCCAGTGCTTTTGGTAATGCATCTGGCATATCCCCTAATCTACCTGGCTTCTAAATATGGCCCCTACCTTTCGTCCATATCAATCAGTAGGTCAAGGACTAAACAGACTTAATCTGCCTGAAGGAGCTGAAGCAAGAGAAGCTCAGAGAACTATGACCGTTCTCTCTCAAGCTATGGATAGAATGTCCAACTTCTATTTTAATAAAGCAGAAGAACTTGCGGCAATAGAAGGAGAAAAGTTTGGTATTGAGAATATGTCCTTACAAAAACTCAAGGATGCAAACAAACGAAACGAAGATATCTTTGATGTACCAGAGTTTGGCAATACTGTTTTTGGAAAAGCGGCAAGAGCATCAGCTCTAACTGTTTTAGAAAACGAAATACTTCTCGACTATAATAGTTCTATTAGTGATCTTGTATTCAATGCAAACCAGAGTGGTACTAATCCAACTGTCCTTAGAAACCAGATAGATGCAACGATCAAAGGATATGTTGATGCTCTCAAGCCATCTGTCCCGGTTCTAGCTAAAAAAATAGAGGGCAAGCTTACTCTGCAAGGAGCGAATGAGTTTGATAACTACAGAACAGCTCATGCCAAAGGGGTAGCAAAAAACCTTACAGCAACAAACATTACTGCCTTAAATCTTCAGATCAATTCTTTGGACGGGCCTCTCAACAAGTTTTACAATGATGGTACTCTCACTCAGAAGTCTTTCTCAACACTAAGAGATGATTTTGCTGAGTTGTTAGATAATCCTGCCGCAGGTCTGGGTCTATCTGACACAGAGAAAAAAGCATATATTAAACAGATTGATGATAAGTTTGCATCTTTTGTTCAAGCAAAAGTGTTTGCAATAGCTATGGACAAAGCAAAGCCTATGGCATTTCTAAACAGTCTGCTTGATCCAGATAACCCCAAAACAACCGGGAACGAAACTTTAGACAGACTTCTCAAATCACCCATGTTTGATCTTGAAAGAAAGTCTAGCATTTTTACTGAAATAAAAAAAGAAATTAGAGATCTGAGAACTGAAGAGAACTTAGAAGAAACAAGAAAAGAAAAAGAACTGCCCACCAAGATTAATGCAGTAAACGCCCAGTTTAATAAATTCTTATTTGGTATAGGAAACAATGGGTTAGCTGATGTAACCAATGCTCTGAAACAGATTGAGGAGATGAATAAGATTGACCCAAGTAAGGTACCAGCTATGCAAAAGAAACTTGCAGATCTAAAAGGTGGGCTACGGGCAAGCAGTGACTTTAATAATCCAAATGTAATTACTTTTGTTAAAAAGCTCAATGCAGGTCAAGCAGACTATCAAGATCTTGCCAATGTTGCAGACTTGTTAAGCCAACAGGATCTTGAAAATTTTGATGCTCAACTTGATGAGATAACAGATGAGAAGTTTAAAAACGCACAAGCAACCCTAATTGGAGAACTAGGATATAGTCCAGAAGCAAAACTTGCAGAACAAGCTCTTGAGGAAACAGAGACCCGGGCCCAAGCCTACCGACTAGCATATGCAGAACTATTAGAAAAAGCGAGTGATGCCAAACGTCTTAATCAAGATATTGATCTGAAACTTGAAGCCAAAAAGATTGCCAAAAAATACATAGATGATTTTGATATCAAGCTTGATAAGATCAATAGAAAAAAGATTGTGATAAATGTAAGAAAGAAAATTGAAGCGTTAAAAAGTGCAGATGTTCCAAACGTACCTACTGTAAATGTTGAAGACCCCTCAGAAGCTCTGCAATTCGTTATTGATTACATGGTTACAAACAAAAATAACAAAGAAGCATTAGCAAACTTTGGGGCAGGTCTTATTAGAAAACAAAACGTGGAAAGAAATATTGATGCATTACGTCTAGATCTTGAAAGATTGAGAGGTGAATGATGGCTGAAGAATTTGATCTAGTCTCTGAGATTATTCGCTCTAACAACCTTAGAAGGGATGACAACCATCAGCTAAGTATTGTAAAAGGAAAGCTTCAAGTTGAAGATCGTGAGGTTGGCCCAGACTACACCGATATGGATCAAGCAATCAAACTAGTTGGTGAAAGTGATGAAGCTGAGTTAAAAGATCTTCTTGGAAAGGCTGAAGGTATTCAAGCTCCACCTCGAATAAGCAGACAGAATATAAGAAATAGAGTGTTCCAAGGATTGACCAACGTAGGACTTGATCCAGAGAAGAGCAGTTTCGTTGCTGATCTCTTTGTAGGAGATATGAACACAGAGTTTGGTCTTCTTGACTTTATGGCTGTTATGTCCCCGGTTGACATCATTGAAGGTATCAGACGCTTTAGAGGTGGGTCTAAGTTAGAAGGTAGTCTTCAAGCCGGGATGGGTTTTGCAGAAGCCGCTCCCTATGTTGGCAAGGCAGTCAAGACATTGAAAGAACCTATCAAATCGGCAGTAAGCTCAGTTGCAGGTCCTGCTCGAGAGTTTATAGAAAAGCAAGGCGGTGGCACTCGTCTAGGTGCTAATGACGCAGAAAACATTATTGCTCAAGGAGTTGTTGCTCTAGATGACACCATCAATCCTAAGAAAAACAATGCAGAGCTTAGAAAGCTTGAATTACCAACAGACAACAAACCGGGAATAATTGCCTTTCATGGTTCTGGTGCTGACTTTGATGAATTTAAGTTAGTGAAAATTGGAACAGGTGAGGGCAATCAAGCGTTTGGTTATGGGCTGTATTTCACAGATTTAGAAAGCATAGCAAAATACTATAGAGATGCTATGAGAGAAGAAAGAAATCTTCTTCATCTTGATGGAAAAAAGTTAGATAGTGTCTTTACCGCTGATAATGAAGAAAAATTTGGTGACTATGTTACAAACAACTTTCCATCTAGTAGCCATGATAATGTCTACATGGTGTTAGATAATCTTGGTCAAGGTTTAAATTCGCTTGAAGATGCTGACCAATTAGCGTTTTCTTTAAATACTGCTCAGAAACAAATTTACAACCAAATCAAAAAAGATTTATCTGTGCCAGAACTTTCTGAGGGCAAGATGTATAAAGTGTCTTTAGCTCCAAAAGAAAGTGAGCTTCTTGACTATGACAAAATGCTTATTGATCAACCTAAAGAAATGCAAAAGAAAGTTCAGAAAATTGTAGACATTTTACCTTTTAATAAGCCTGCAATGGATGCGAGAAATGGTAATTCTTTTCAAGAAGAATTGACGACACAAGTTGAGGGCAGTATCAAAAACCTTGTTACTCAAAAAACTTTGGTTATGAAAGGCGAAATGTCAGAAGAAGTTTTTAACAAAACAGTAAAACAAGACCCTTTTATTAATTTAGTATTTAAAAAATTATTTAAGCAAGGGGAAGAAAATCAAGGCTTTGGCATAAACCCCCTAGCTAGAACTCCACAGATAGCATCACAGATAATGGACGAATTTGGTATCAAAGGCATAAAATACAAGGCTGGTCAAGGCGTAGGGATACGCAATATTGATGAAAATGCAAAGGCAAACAATTACGTCATTTTTGACGAGAAGGCAATTAAAGTACTTGAGAAATATGGCATTGTTGGGCCAGTCGCTTTGACATCCGTAGCTTCACAACAAGGGGAAACAGATGGTTGATAAACCTTTCTTAAACTTGCTTAGACAGTTTGGATCAGATGCTGAGTACAAAGTCTATGGTCGAGATCTCCCAACCAAGCCAGAAAAGATTGGCGGTCAGATAGTTGTTCCAGCAGATGATGTTGCAGATATATCAGAGTATATGAAAGTTTTCAAAGAGGATGGGTTTACAGGTAAGAATGTTAACTTTGGTCGTATTGGTGATATCTTTGATAAGAAGTTTGATGCTCTTGATGAAATGGTAACAGACAATATGGGAACTCCCGGTGACCTAATCAAAAACCTCAAAAGCAAAAACAAAGAACTATTTGAGTTCCAACGTAGAAAAACTATGACCCTTGAAGAACAAGCGATGCAAGCAAAAGAGCTTGGGTTTGATACTATTTCGCAAAAGCTCCTTCTAAGGAAGCCAGGTGATATGCTACGACCTGAAGAAACTCTTGCAGGATTTTTAGTTCTCAAAAAGCTAATCATGGAGATACATCATGGGGCAAGAGAAACTCTCAAGATCCCACAGTTTATTGGTGACAAACAACGCCTAGAAAACGTTGCTAAGTTAGAACGTCTGACAATGATGGCAAAAACTATGCAAGCTTCTTTAGCTGGTCAAGTAAGTGAGTATGGTAGAGGATTAAACATTGCCGCAAACCTAGACACTATTTTAGATACAAACTTTGGTGGGTTAAACCGAGCTTTTGAAAGTATGACTAATAAGACTGTCTCAAGTATGATTGATCAGAATGCTCGAAATGAAATCAACTATCATCTTATACAGCTATCAACCTTAGATTTCAGAAAGAAAAATGAGTACATCTTTAATCTGCCTACCGGTGTAAATAGAACAATGGATGTTATGATGGAAGCATATATCAATGCTCTTCTCTCCTCTCCCGTAACACATACTGTAAATGTGGCAGGTAATGCAGTCTTTTCAATGATGCGTTTTATGGAAACGGGCATTGCAGGTGTTATTGGAAACACTAGGCAAGCTATAGCAAAAGGTATGGGAATGGATGTTGATCCACAAGACATGGCTATGATTATGGATGCTAAAGCAAGAATGCATGGGTTTGCTATGGCTCAAGGTGATGCATTTAAGCTTATGGGTAGGACATTCATAACCGGGGATAGTGGTGATTTGATAGATAAGATTGACCTCAAAAGAATTGGCATAGGCAAAACAAACAACATGATTGACGTTATTGAGATGGCTCAAAAGGGTGAAATGATGGATGCGGCAATCAATGCTTTTGGTATTGCTACAAGGATGCCCGGTCGTTTCCTTGCTGTTGAGGATGAGTATTTTAAGGTTGTTAAAAGAAAACAAGTTATATACCAAGAAGCGTATCGAGCATCAGCGATTGAGTATCAAATGAGAAGACAAGCCGGGGACAGTCGCTTGAAAGCAAAGCAAGAAGCACAAAAGGTATACAAGCAGTTTCTAGTAGAGCCACCTGCCGATGTTGTAGAAAAGGCAAAGAAGATAGCTCTTCAAGAGACATTCCAAGCACCTATCAATCAACCGGGGCTACAAACATTTAATCCTGTGTTCAACAACCACTTAGCTAAAATACTTGCTGTTCCTTTCTATAGAACGCCAACAAACATAATGATTGAGACACTTGATAGAGTAGTACCCCTCTCACCAATACTTGCAGGTTTCAGAAAGTCTGGTCGAGAGTTTGATGAAGCTCTGGCAAAGATAACGCTTGGATGGGGAACAATGGCAATAGTATCGGCCCTTGTCTCTGGTGAGTATGGCGATGATATTATTATAACCGGGACTGGCCCAAGTGATCCAAAGGCAAAAGCAATCATCAACAAGGGGGCTAATGTTCCTAGCACTAGCATAGGATTTAAGAAAGAAGACGGAACATATGACTTCTATAGCTTTTCTCGATTTGATCCTTTGTCTTTCTTACTGACTGCAACTGCTGACTATATCAAGACTGCGGAGTATAACCCTCAAGGAGGTATGCTTGACAATATGGGGCAAGCCTTACTTGTTGCTTTCTCTGAATACTCACAAAGTCTTCCCTTTCTGCAAGGTGTAGCTGAACTAAATGAGATGCTATTTAACAAGTTTGAAAAGCCAGAGAAGTTCCTTGAAAGATTTCAAAAGTTTGTAGCTACAAGAATTACTGATGTTGGTCTAACAGCAACCTCACAACTGATTGAAGGAGTGCCTGCCGCAACTGTCAGAAAGCTTACATCACTAAATGTAGGTTCTCCCGGTGCAACATCTTTTACAGCCACTATGGAAAGAATAGGTGACCCTTACAAATCAAGCACCAGAGTACGCAAGGATCAAGTCAATGCGATGCGACTAGAAGAAGTAAGCCCTGCAATACTAGCTTTCTATGAGACACTAAACAAGGCAAGAGCCAGACACCCTCTATTCAGTAAAGATATGCCAGATGATGTAAACTTTTGGAATGAACCTATAATGCAGATGGATCCTGACCAGATACAAGAGACAGGAAAGTTTGCGATGTACTTCAATCCAATACGCATACAGTCTGGGAGCTACAAACCTCTAGATGAGGAACTCATTAGATTGTCTGAAACGGGAATGGGTACTTTCTCACTTCATAGCACTACACAACGTGGATATAAGCTTTTTGATGGGGAGTATCGAGATTTTGTTTATATGGTGAACAACTTGGATGATGATGGCAATCTGCCAACAGATAAGGGCTATGATAGCAGTACCACTATGGTAGTAAAGATGAATAGGTATCTCGATCCAAACACGATTGAGGGTCAAGAATATTTTAAGGCTGATGAAGAAGAAAAATTTAATTTGCTCAATGATGTTCTGTCAGATGCACGAAAAGTAGCCAGAGATAAGCTGTTTTCATCTGGACGATTAAAAGAGATCTTTGAAGCTGACAACCCAGAAAAGGTTTCAATATTTGAGTAATTACTGTATAAAAGCTAGAAGGGGCAACTAGAATGACTAACATAAATGCACAAGATAGACGGGTTCAATACACCGGGAACGGAACGGCAGGCCCTTTCAGTTTCTCATTCCAAGTAAACGCAACATCAGAAATAAAAGTCTATGTTGATACCACAGTTAAAACACTTACTACACATTACACAGTTTCATTAAGCAGTGATGGCTCTGGTACAATAAGCTTTACAACCGGGAACCATCCAACTAACAGCCAGACTATTACCATCATGTCCAACATTCCTATCTCAAGGACATCACAATTTACAACAGGTGGTACTCTTACAGCGGATGCTCTGGAGACAGAGTTCAATAATCAGTTCATGCACCATCAACAACATGATCAGAGACTTGATAGAGCTTTATTGGTGCCTGAGCATGATACCATTTCGGGAGCTAACTTTATACTGCCTGCTAAAAGCTCCCGACTTGGAAAGCTGTTAGGCTTCAACTCTACAACGGGAAACCCAGAAGCTAGTTTTACAGTTGCAGACGGCAACACCCTTGCCGGGATCTCTGGTGATATAGCAACACTTGCTGATCTTCAAGATGGCACAACAACATCCAATGGTCTTTCTACCCTTGCAGGGATATCTAGTGACATATCAACCGTATCAGGTGTAAGCAGTAATGTTACTACAGTGGCATCAAACATATCAAACGTAAACGCTCTAGCCGCATCATCCGTTATCACAGATATGTCTCTTCTAGCAACAACTGATGTCATTGCTGATATGGCACTCTTGGCAAATGCTGATGTTATATCTGATATGAATACTCTTGCTGTTACTGATGTCATCAACGACATCAACACCCTAGCTACCTCAGATATTGTTTCAGATCTAAACACCTTGGCAACGAGTGACATAGTATCAGACATCAATACTCTTGCTACTTCTGATATAGTCTCAGATCTAAACACTCTTGCGACAAGTGACATAGTTGCAGATATAAACACCCTAGCAACATCAGACATTGTTGCTGATCTTGCCTTGCTTGCTACATCAGACTTTGTATCTGACCTCAACACAATGGCAACTACCTCAAATGTAAATAATCTCAACACCGTTGCAGGGGCTGTAAGTAATGTAAATGCACTTGGGCCGATATCAGCAAATATCACAAGTGTGGCGAATATTGCTAGTGATGTTACCTCGCTTGCTAACTCTCTTGAAAAAACATACACCGTCACCGTAGTCAATCCCGGCAGTGGTAATGTCTTTGCTCTCGATGGCAGTAACAAACCAGCCATATCAGTCTTTAGGGGCAACAAATATATTTTCAACCAAACAGCAAGCACCAACGATGGACACCCTCTTGTCTTTAAAAATGGTGGCTCAGATTATGAGGTGGGAGTTACTTACTATCTAAATGGTTCTGCGACTACTCGGTCAAACTATGTCAATACTACAACCTTTAATGCTGGTCGATCATCTGGTGATAGAAAGGTCGAGATAGAAATAGCATCCTCTGCCCCAAGCTCTGGTTTGGCTTATGTATGTTATGTTCATGGGTCTGGCATGGGTAACTCAATATCTGTCTCAGATAGCAACATATCCTTGGTGGCAGGATCAATAACAAACATAAATACGGTGGCTGGTCAGAATGCCAACATCACAACTCTTGCCGCAATATCAAGTGATATCACAACTTTGGCTGGAACAACTGGTCTTTCTACTCTGGCATCCAATGCATCAAATATCAATGTGGTGGCAACGAACAATACTAATGTGACCAATGTCGGATCAAATATTACAAACATTAACACCGTTGCGTCAAACCTTACTAACGTCAACAACTTTGCTAATCGTTACAGAATTGGAACATCAAATCCAACCTCATCGTTAGACAATGGTGATCTCTTTTTCAATACTACTAGCAGTACCTTGCTAGTGTATGGTTCAAGTGGTTGGCAAAATGCAGGGTCTTCAGTCAACGGAACATCTGCAAGATTTACTTACAATATATCTGGTACTCCTACATCAGTTACAGGAGCTGACGCAAACGGCAACACTTTAGCATACGATGCCGGATTTATTGATGTGTATTTAAATGGAGCCAGGTTGTCTGGTGCTGATATAACCACAACCTCTGGGGATACTGTAACTTTTGCGTCTGCTTTGGCAAACGGTGACGTTGTTGATATCGTTGCTTTTGGTACATTCAATGTTGCAAGTATCAATGCAAACAACATCAATGCCGGCACAGTTCCTATAGCAAGACTTGGAACTTCTGGAACAAAAGATACTACTACCTTCCTCCGAGGTGATAATACCTTTGCAGTGGTCGATACGACAAACGCATCAAATCTTTCTACCGGTACTCTTCCAAACGCTAGACTAAGTTCTGTTCCAAACTCTGCCCTTGCTAACTCTTCAATAACAATAAATGGATCAGCTATATCTCTGGGTGGATCAGTTACGGTTGAGACAGACTTTACATGGGAAACAAAAACAGCAAACTTCAATGTTAATGCAAGTCGGGGATACTTTGTAGATACTTCAAGCAATGCGGTTACAGCAACCCTCCCTGCAAGTCCGACTGCCGGGGATACTGTTCGGTTTATTGACTTGAGTGCAACATTTGATACTGCGAACTTAACAGTGGCTCGTAATGGTAAGAAGATCCAAGGCGATGCTAGTGACATGACAGTCGCTACCGAACGAGCTGGATTTGCTCTGGTATTCTCTGGGGATACACAGGGTTGGCTATTGATGGAGAAATAATATGAGTACATACGAAGCAAACAGATACAATTTTACTGGTGCAAATGTAACTGGAATACCTACATCAGCTATAACATCTGGAACTTTTGCTGATGCAAGGTTGTCAAGTTCCTCAGTTACACAACATGTTGACCTATCCAATCTTAATGCAAGTAATCTTACAAGTGGCACAGTTCCAAATGCAAGAATATCTAGTGGTTCTGTAACTCAGCATGTTACCTCTATAAGTCAAACAGCTGGAAGCTGGACACCAACGGCTAATGGAAATGGTTTTAGTTCTGCTACTGGTAGATATTTTAAGATTGGAAAACTTGTTTATGTCGTAGCAAGATGGGAATTTCCAACTGGCAATGTATATGGTGGTTCTAGTGCTGGTATTGGTGCAGGAGTTTCAACAGCATTTACAGTATCTGGTTTACCTTTTACAGCGGCAAACACATCAAATCCAGTTTTAAATAGTAGAGGTAGTTCTCATGTAGAGATTAATCTCGCTAGAGCAAATTCCTATATAGCTGCGGTTGTTTATCATAACACAAGTGCGATTAGATTTTTTGCTGGAAGTGTTCCATACAATAGCTCTTATAACACAGATTCAGCTACCAATACTATGCCTTACACTGGATACGAAATGTCAGTAGCAAACACATTTGTTAGGTCTAATGATAGTGAACAAAGATATGGTGGGTGTAGTTTTGTGTATTACACAGATTAATATGGGAGAAAAAATAAATGAGTAAATATACAACAACAAAACATGAATATTCAATGGATGTAATTAGAAACTCTGATAATCATGCTTGTGGTTTTATGTGTTCTAACGTCTGGAATGATATGGGTGAATATAGTTATTATCAAGAAGATGATGATGAAGTAAAGTCAGGTGCTAAAAAAGAAGGTGATGTAAAAGCAGAGATATCTGCACCTAAAGGATGGCAACAAGAAGATTGGAACTGGGATACAGAATTACAAAGAGTCTTTGGTGAAGTTGATGCTGACCTCAAGAAAGAGCTTACAGATTATTTCACTACAGATATGAAAGCAAAGTATCTAGCATTTCAGAAAGGTGAGTAAATGACAAAGGCAAGAGATTTAGCAAACTTAATATCCGGTGGCTTGACGGCTAATGAGATACCCGATCTCCCTGCATCAAAGATTACATCAGGAACAATAGCATCAGCTAGGCTCTCATTGTCTGCATCCGATATTCCAAACCTTGACACTGCCAAAATTACATCTGGCACTTTCGCTGACGCAAGACTTGCATCAAGCAACGTCACTCAGCACGTTGATCTATCTAGTCTCAATGCATCTAATCTGACCTCTGGAACTGTACCCTCTGCACGATTGTCATTATCAGCTAGTGATGTGCCTGACTTAGCCACATCGAAGATTACTAGTGGTACGTTTGCCGATGCTCGACTGTCATCCTCTTCTGTTACTCAACACGTTGACTTGTCAAACTTAAACGCATCAAACTTAACGTCTGGTTCAATACCAAATGCACGAGTTCCATCTGGTGCAGTTACCCAGCACGTTAGTGCGGTCACACAACAAACAGGCACTTGGACACCTAGTCCAGTTATTGGAGGTTTTTCTACTATTTATGCAACTTATTCAAGAACAGGAAATATTGTAACTTGTGTTGCAAACTTCAAATTCAATGGTAATGGAAGGACTACTAGTAGTAATGCCACTTATACTATATCAGGTCTTCCTTTCACATCACGAGCTTCATCTGGTAATCAGCATGTTGGGGGTGGTGTTTATAGTTTTTATAAAAGCGGAGCTTATCAAGGTATAGTGAAAGTTAATGAAGGCAGTTCACAAATTAATTTTTATGCTCAGGCTTCAGATCTTTCCACTACTTCATATTACAGGACTTATGATGATCTATCAATTACTATACCTTCTAGTGGTGACAACGGATGGGTAATAACCCGAAAAAACATGTATAGAACTATGGATCAAAACAGATGGGGATACCTATTTTTGGTATATCAAGTTTAGGAAAAACGAATGACCAAGAATGACATAAACGCAATACTGATGGAGCTGAGTGTTCTCAAGAATGATATGTATCATTTTCGCCAAGATATGGAGCGTAGAGTGTCTAGGCTTGAGAGAATAGTAATATCAATAACTGCATTCTATGTGATCTCGTCTTTCGGTGTGATATTCAACACGATAGTGTTGTGATCTGCTATGTTCGATCCCGGCACCATAACAGTTGCGGTCACCACGGCAACCTCGGCATTCAATGCAATCAAGCGAGCAATGGACGCAGGCAGAGAAGTTGAAAGTATCAGCAAGGATCTAAATCGTTGGATGTCTGCCGTTTCTGATGTAGACAATATTAAGAAGCAATCTGAGAACCCTACCTTCTTTAGAAAGATATTATCTGGCAATCAAATAGAGCAGATGGCATTCGAAAGTATCAGAGCAAAAAAAGCTCTCGAGGATCAACGAGCGACACTCAAGAACTATATTATGTTTAAGATGGGAACTCGTTTTTGGGAGGATTTGCTTGCAGAAGAAGGACGCTTGAGAAAATTACGCCAGGAACAAATTTATGCCAAACAACAACTTAAAGAAAAAATTATTATGTACTCCGTCCTCTCTGCGGCTATTGTTGTTGGTTGTGGTATACTTTACTATTTTACTTATGGGCTTGTACTCCTCGACAGAGGTGAACTCGGCTGATCATTATGAAAGGAAAACTTATGATTGGAGAAATGATACGAAACGCTTGGACAACGGTGGCAAGACTATTTGTCGGCTCGCCAAAAGAGTTAGAAACAAATCCCCCGGACAAAGCTTACAAGAA